AGAAGTTAAGGCTCAAGCGCACAAAAAGAAGTAAGGGGCCGAAGCCCCTTATTTTTTACCCGTCGGTTCTGTTCTCATCATCCGTAACGGCGACTGCCCGTTTTTAACTTCGGGCAGTTGGATAGACCCCGGATTAAGGGCTGCTCCTCGGAACGCTCCCGCAATAGCCCGACGACCCAACAAGTCAGCTTGTTTCTTGTTGATGCCTGCTGCTTGCAGACCGCGACCGCCAAAATAGTTGTCAGCCATCGTTTGTTGCTGGCCGGGCAGTTTCGGTGCAACGCCTTCGCCGTGACGGATGTTATCTTTCAAGTCCGTCATCTGGTAATCTTCCATGACAATCCGCGCCGTCTCGTCAACAGCTTTCACAACGATCTTGTTGCCGATCTGCCCCGGTCCCTGACCGGACTCCAACATTTGTTGGAAGTTAGCCATTTGCTTTTTCATAGCCGCCAGTTCTTGCTTTACGACGCAAGCTTTGCTGGGGCATGGCGGATCGTTGATCGGTATCGCCTTGTACGTGCGGGAGTATTGATGGTTACACAATTCGCACTGGTACCTGATCTTGTACTTGGTCGGCTCCAAAAAGGTATCAGACTTTTCCATGTTGATCTCCAACGTGACGGTCATATCAATCTTCCATTCTTTTGTAACCGATAGGGTTTATATCCAACCGCTGACCACCGGCATTATGCCTTGCCCAATACGCGTCGTGAACCCACTTCACATTCACCGCATCATAAGAACGTGTCACGCGCCACACCGCAGGAACAGCGTCCACGCCATTCTCTGTCAGCCAGATGCCGCGTCCGTTGTACGGATAGTTAACGCTTGGCTCCGGCAACTCTTCCCAACCTTTTGGAACTTTGACTGCTGGCACCACTGGCGTTTCTTCGTCAAACAAAGATTGAGGCGCCGGAGCCTCCGTTTTAGCGCGAAATTTAACGTCTGCTCTACTCATAATCCATACTCCGTTTGCCATGCAGGGGGTTCGGGTTCATCGTCTGCATGATCTTCCATCGTCTTCAAAAAGTTGTACACGATCCGGTTGACCGTGGTTGCGACCGCTGGCTTCTCACCTTTCTGAGCGTTCATCACCGCATCATAGGTCAGACCTTGAGCCATCATGTCTTTTTGCGTCCAGTCTTTCCAAGCACGAACCGCAAACGCCATGGCAAACACGCGATCGTCTTTGCAATTCTCGTCGCGTGACTCTGGCGCACCGATGTGCCCGTTATCGACAACCACCAACGACATTTCGTTCAGCAACGAACGGGAGTTGATGTTCAACTCGTTCGACACATAACAACCGCGAAGCTGGTGCATCAGAATTGACTGGGTATTCCAGTTGGTTTGGAAGCCGATCACATATCCGGCACCCATCGAGTCAGGCCGCTTATACAAATACATCCGTGCGTGCGAACCGGCGTCTTCCCATCCACGGGCTTTCACCCGCGAAGCGTTGCTTTCTAAGGATAACAACTGACGCAGATGATCGAACTCTCCAAGAACAAGTGCGCCCGGCCCACCGATTTCGGGGTTGACGAGACAATCGACATAGGCAGACGACAAATGGAACAATACCCAAGCCGCATGTTTGGCCTCAACGTCGGCTGTGCAATACTCTGCGACTTGTACAACTCGGTCGGCGAAGCACCGCCATACTGAGATGACGTGGTGGTCTTTGTGGTCGTTACGCCCGTAGGCTGGGTCCATACCGATGACATACTTTGCTCCATCTACAGGCTCTTCCCAAACTTTCAACTCGATGTCGTCCGGGCTATCCACGCCGGGCTTCAACTCAATCATTTTGAAATTGAAGAAGTCGCCATCCACCTCATACCGGTACGCTTTGTAGCGCACCATCTCTTCGTCCAGTCTTTTTATATCCTGCGTAATGACGCGGGTCTGGAAGAACGAATACCCAGTTTGAACGAACGCTTGCTCCGCAGTCCACGGTTGGTTCTGATCCAACAACGCAGCCTCGGCACCAGCCGCTTCCGTTTTCCACCGTATCCAAGCCAACTGTTCAGCATTGATCTTGTGACCGTAATTTTCTTGAACGGCTTCGATCATTTCTTTTTCTTCGAACTCCGGCGGGTGCAAACCGTGTTGCAAGAACCGCGGGTCTTTCCGTGGTATCCGGTTCGTGTCGCCAGCCCACCAGCCGACAAAGAAAGACTTTGCCGACAGCGGATCATTCAAGCCATCAACGTACCGTGTACGCCAATGGTTGAACCCTTTTGCTGTCGACTCATAAATAAACAAACGGTTGGGGTTCGTCTGAGCAAAACCTTCCTCAAGCGACTTCAACCCTTCCGCCGAACCGTAAGCTGCAACTTCCGTCAAGTGTCCGAAGGCATAACCGACACCTTCGCCCCATGACGTTCCTTTGTCCTTCGTACCGGCAACCAACAAGTCCAGTCGCGCCCCGTTTGAAAACTGGAGCATCGACCGGTTGGAACGAACGATCTTGAACGTGTCACCGAAGTAGCCGTCAGGAAACGACTCAACATACTTCTCCAACAACATACGATTGGCTTCGCGGTTTTTTTCGGTGTCCGTCACCAGACACCCGATAATGTTCGGGTGCAGCGCCATCCAGAACACATCAATTGCCAACGACACGGTAGTCACGCCAAGCTGGCGGGACTTCAAGCAATAGAACTTGTGAATGTCGCTATCCAACCCCGTGCCGACCTCATGAATAAACCGCCGCTGCGATTCCCACAGCTCCAACTTCGAGCCGCGCTCGTCTTGCGAGATCGACTCCTTGGATGAAATACGGATGTCGCCAATGAAGTCCTGAAACAACTTCAACCACTTTGCCGATTTTACCGCCATACCATTTGTCCCATCGGTTGCACGGGCACTGGTTCTGGTGGCGACCAATCAAAATTATGGTCGTTCAGAATATCCAAAGCCATTTCCATTATATTGGCGACTTCCTCACCTTTTGCAATTCGACGGCGGATGTCAGCAGCCTGTGCATCAAGCACCGGACCAAGACGATTGATTTTTTTCTTCTTTGCTTTGAACTTTTTAGCCAATTTTTCTAATTTTTTGGCCGAATTTCCGAGCCTTCCACGCTCATTCGCTTCAGCTTCGATCTGGTTCTCCAACGTCTTGATCGCATCCCCAAGGATGTCAAAACGCTCGACTTCCAGCCCGCGGGCCTCGATTGTATTCAAAATTGTGTTGATTGCGTTGGTCGCAAAGTGCAACGCCTGAGAAAATGTGTTGTCAGGCTGGTTTCCACCCACATCGCCAGTTTCATCATAGCGTTTCCGGCGGTCTTCGTCGCTCAAACAATCAAACGCCGCCGTCAAAGCACCGAATTGCTCCGCATCTCCGCCACCGTCAGGGTGTGCGGACTTGGCTTTAGCACGATATGCCTTCTTGATGTCAGCAGGACTCGCGTCCCGCCCGACACCCAAGACATCGTATAAATCAGACATGATTAAAGCCCGTTGTTCTCGCGCCAGCTCTTGATGGCCCACTGGTCGTCTTCAGACAACTCAAAAGTAAATTCACTTTGTTCAGGCTTTACGACCGGCTTCTTTGGTTCGCCATCTTCAATAGGTTTTAACGACCAATTCAATTCCAGATCAAACACTTTGGCAAAATCTCTAACCGTTTCAGGAGTTGCCAAACGGTCGTGCCATTTGGATAAAACTTCACTGCACCGTTCAATCAATTCATCCATGTTTGTCATTTTGCTTCTCCCGATCAAGACCTGTTTCAATAAAACGCCGTGCGGCTTGGGTGTGTGATACATCCTGCCGCACGGCGTATTGCTTCAGCCTATCCAAAAGAACCGAGGACACGGGAACAGTTACCTTCTCCCGCTTTGCGTCCTCTTTCTTTGCATAGATGCGAGGCATTATTTCTTCTTCTTTTTCTTAGCCGGATGAGCGAAGTCACCCAAGTTTGAAATACGGTTGGATACCGACGGGGCTTTCTTTTCGACCTTACTGGTCTCTTTCAGCTTGCCGATCATCTCGTCCGGGGTTGACGAACGTTTCGCCATTTTTATTTGCCTTTTTTAGCCGCAGAGATTGCGTCTTTCAAAGACTTGCCTTCTTTCATTGCCTTGTTAGCAGCGGAAGAAACGTTCTTTTTGGATGCCGCGGATGCAGCTTTCTTTGGGGTTATAGCCATTTTTATCTCCTCAAGGGGTTCTGCGACGGCGGGGTTTGTCGATGCTGTCGTCAAAGAGGCTTTCGGGTTTTGGCTCATCCTCAATAGACTCAATAACTTCTTCAACATCTGGAACTCCGACGGGTT